CCGGCCATACCAAACTGGCGAACCAAGTCCCTGCCGTGCTCAACTCCCGAGCAAAACACAACAGTCTTCCTCGGCCTACCAAACACTTGCATGGTCTTCGTTATCCACTCTTGGACAATATCCCCCGTGATCTTCATGCCTCGGTGAGCTACCTCATCAGCAGACCATTCGCCAGCCAACTTCTTTGCCCCAGTCATGTCAATCTCTTTGGCGATAAAGATCTTTAACGGTGTTAACCACTTGTCCTCGATCAGCTCACCAGTAGGTTTGGCTCCAACCACATTCGTGTACACATCTCCAAGGCCATTCGTAAAGGGAGTGGCGGTCAGGCCAATCACTTTCATCTCAGGGCGATCTTTGATGAACTGGACGATCTGCTTACGCTGGACATGGCATTCGTCAATGATCAGCATCGAGACATCAGGGAAGTTATCCCGACTCTCCAACGTCTGTGCGCTGCAAACCTGAATCTTCTCGTAAGGACGATAGCGCCAATGGGATGCCTGCATAACCCCATGAGGGATTTTGTAGTTCCCAAGGCGCGTACTGGTCTGGTTGACCAACACAATCCGGTCAAGAACCATGGCCACGTTCTTGGATTGCTTGGCTTGTTCGAGCATGATGGCCATGGCCACCTCAGTTTTCCCAAAGCCAGTCGGAGCATATAACAACTGGCTTCTGTGGCCATCTAGAAACCCTTGGGCGAGCTTCTCCACAACTTCCGCTTGGTGCGGTCTTAATTCGAGCATTTGATTCTCCTGCTGGGATACCGCCCAGCTTCGGGTTTAAGCCTTTTCTGCCTTCTCAGCACGTTTCTTCCAGTAGTTGACTTGCTTGATCATCTCAGCATTCTTACTCTGGAACTCATTACGGGACTGGGTCATTGTTCTGAGTTGGAACTCCAGGTCTTTGACTTGCTCGCGCAGCTCTTCAATCGTTTGCTTAACTTCCTCACGGGCTTTCTCTGATACTGGCAATGACTTAACAGCCAACATATCCTTGAGTTTTGCGTTCTCCTCTGCCAACGCTGTGTGCTCGATGGCCATCTCTTGGAGCTTGTCCTCTTCGGTGTACTCAGGCTCTGGAGGGGGAGCTATTGGCCGGCCAGCCTTGGATACGTCCATCTTGCGGCCATTCTTGTCAACGCGAGTGGCCTTCTCAAGACCCAAAGCCTTACGAACACGGCCTACAGTCATTGACGATACATCGCAGATGATTGCAATCTCTGTGTCTGTCTTCTCTCCGAGCTCAATATCCTCAAGGGCGAGCTGGACAACGTAACGGCGCTCATCTGGTGAACGTGGCTTACCATGCTTACCATTGGCCTTTAGACAAGCTAAGAAGGCATCGCGCTTGGTGCCTTGATTGATGTTGGCCTCGATCTCTGTGAACCCTGCTCGCTTGTGTGCATGGAATCTGTGGAAGCCATCACTAGGCCAGTAAGACTTACCATCAAACCACAGATCAATAGGGGGGAACTTGTCTTTACCTTCGAGCAAAATCTCTGTGTAATGCTGAACCATTGGCTCGTCAATCTCTTTACGGGGCTGAGTGCCACCGTCTAAACGAATCTTCTGTAGTTGAACTTTCATTGCTTTCCTTTGTTTGGTGTTCTTCTTGATGCTCTGCCAGCCCAGCAGGCCGCGCAATGCCACTTTGTGTGGCTTAACTGGATACCACCCTCTGGCGGCTTCATTTCATTACAACTGGTGCACTCCTTATGTTGATGTACCGGCTGCTTACTGCCGATTGATAGTTGTTGTTTAGCAAATCCATTCACTTCTTCATACTCCTTATGTAAACGGTGAAACTGTCTATTGTGTCCTGACCAAAGACGGTCATCTTTTGAATCTCTAAAGCCACCTCCTCCAGCACTTGGTTGCGCTGAGAGGGTGATACATATATCTCGTTCTCTAGTTGGGTTTCAACCATCTGACGTTTGCGCCAGACCAGCGCCTTCTCCCATATGCTTAAATCCAACTTGGACATGGAATTCCTTTCATTTCTGGAAATGCTTTATCTACGATTGCTTGAATTCTCTGGCGAATAATTCGCTTCTCTTCTGCCGCCCTGATGATGGGCATCACAATCCATCTGTACTGGTTGTTGGCCTTGATCTTAGCCATGATCCGGCGGCGGTTAGTTCTAATCTTCAAGTGTTTTTCTCCTTCAACTTGGCCTCGATGGCTTCGGCATAAACTTTAAATGTCGGTGGCATCTTGTACTGGCTCATTAACAAATTGACCGCAGTAGCAGCATCAACGGCCTTTAAGCACTCAAGCATCTCATCTGCTGTCAGCCCACCCCATTTGTTTTGCTTCTCTGCCTCCGAGATGGCTTGGTCAAGTGCATAAATGTTCTTTCGTAACATTTTTGCCCATTGGTCACACGCAGGGATGTTGTCCAAGTCCGTATTTAAATTCCAAACAAAAGCGTTTCTTGCTTGTCGCATTACTTCAATGCTCATGCTTCCCCCTTAATGCCGTGTGCGGCTTCGATGGCTCGGGCAAAACTACCTCTGTCAAACCATTCGCGTCCATCTTTAGCAAATTTTTCGTGATTTCGGGCTTCCGTGTAAATCTCCTCATCCGTCAGCGGCTTGCGCTGTGGTGGGGTGGTGTGAAGTTTGGCTTCGCATTCGGCGCATATCGACTTGCCGGGGTGTTGATACGGGACACCCCATTTTTTGCCGCAACCACCGCAAAAGACTGCCCAGTTTTGTGGCCCAGCGCATCCCTCAGCAACACACTTCTTCACAACGGCGTCGTATCCGCATCGGTTGTATGTTCGTGGGCAGGCGTTACGTATTTTGTCTGCCTCTGTCAACGAATTTATTGGCGAACCAGAAGTTTTTTGTTGGTTCGCCAATTGCTCCCTTTTAAGTTCGCCATAGTTCCATACAGCCTCACCAAGTTGCCCCTCGGTTTTGGTTAGTCGTTGTTTCAATTCGTCATACTGTTTTTCCAACTCATAATGGCCGTACAGACTGGCTTTCAAGGATTCGATTTCAGCGGCACGGATACGGGCCAGTGCATTGGCTTTGCCGAGTAGGTCATGCAGTCTGCGCAATTCATCATTGACAGGCTCATCCTTCGCTTCTAGTGCGGCTTTAAGACGCTCAATATCCATGCGATAGCCTTTGCTTACACCTCCAAGTGTGTCAATGTAATTTGATGCCGCAGTCAGTTTTTCTAAAGACATTTTAAGAAATTCTGTTTTGTTCATTTTTTTTCATCCTATATTTATTTGATGCCACTTTTTGACATTCTTTGCAATATCGTTTCCCAGATTTTTGATAACCTGTGTTGTCTTCATCAAATGGATGACCTGTTTTGCAATGTGTTTTTTTGCTGTTGATTGCAGTTATTCCAACACCACGCAAACAATTTTCTTTATGTGTTACAGGCTCAAGATGATGTGGATTAACGCAAGCAGGATTCCTACACAAATGGTCTAGGCTTAATCCATGTGGTATTGGCCCATTTGTCGCTTCCCAAACAAGTCGATGCGCAGATATGTTTTTGCCCAACTTCTTTTTTGTTCCAAGTTGACCATAACCCATTCCAGTTATGTAGCCAGGCCATTTGTAACATGGGTAATCAGACCACTTTTTATCCAAGCAATCTTTAATGGCGGTGATGGCTTTACGCTGTGCGTTTTCGAACCCGTCATCATCGTTACAGTCTTCCCATTCCAACGCCTCCAATGCTAGGCGTAATGCTTCTGTTTGTGTCATAAGTATTGCCCCATCTGGTTCAAACTTGTTTTGTAGGCTTTAGCCATGATTGCTGACTTTGCCAACGTGGGCATTACCTTGTTGTTTTCTACATCAGACAAGTAAGATTTTGCACAGCCAATTTTTTTGGCCATTTTTTCTAACGACATATCAGTTTGGCAAAGCCGTAGCCCTCTTAAATATTCACCAAGGGTTACTTTTTCATCCAATGCAAGGCGTAATGCTTCGTCTCTATCCATGATTTTTCTCCTTCAGCTTGGCTTCAATGGCTCGGCCTTTGGTGTAAACATCCTCTTGCCATTCCCAGTTTCCTGCATCGCCGCTAATACGTAATTGCTCCATCCAATCAAGACAGTCGCTTAGTGCCGACAGCAACTCAACATTAAGTTTTGATGCCTCAATGCCTTTGCGAATCAGATCACTGGTCACCTGCGTTTCGCGGTGCTCCCAATCGCTGTAAAGCATATTGGTTCGCGCAAGAAACTCAATCTTTTCATTGAGCCGTTTGATTTCCGCTTCCTTGTCGTAACCGTGGTATCCGTCTTTATCCATGGTTCTTCTCCCTTAGAGCTTGTTCGATGGCTTTGTAAAAGCTACCCCAACCATCCATAGAATCAATCCATTTAGTCCACAATTGGTGTTGCTCTTCATCAGTCAACCCAACCCAAGGGCGAACGTAGTCCTGAATGTCATCGTCATCTATGCGGGACGGCTTCCTGTAAACCAACTTGTCTGGGTCGGTCGGGTGCTCTTCAAAGTAATACGGCTGACCCTTTAGCTTGGCTTCATGGGCTATGCGGTCGAACTCGTCATCTTCATCGGTGTGAATCATGCTTCCTCCTGTAGTGATATTGGAATGTAGATGCAGGCCTTGTCCTTGCTGTTTCTCACATTAACACTGTTAATGTGGCTGTCAGACAATCGCTTGCAGTTATTGCACTTAGCATCAGGAACTTTTGGTTTGCAGAGTAAATAACCACCTAGCCAGCTCATTTTCCTCTCGCTTTCATCATGGCATCTGCCATTTTGTATGCGTTTTCTGCTGTTATTTGTGGATACCCATTAACACCGATAACCCCTATGTAGCGGTCTGAGCCCATGATTGACTGCATGGCCTTGGCAGCAAAGTAATCCCTAAGATCCATGCCGCCTTCACCGCCTACAGCTGTGACACGCGCTTCATTGTTAATGCTGAATGTGGGTGTTGGGAATGCTTTCATGATTGCCCCCTTTTCTGAATGGCGTCATACGCCTCCTCCAATACCATCAAATGTTTAGGTTGGTACCAGCTACAAATCTTTTCTTTTTCTTTAAACGTCAACAGCTCAACTTCAACTGGTGGATATTTTGGGTCGGTGTTGTACTTGATGCGTGTGATGATGCCAAACAAGTCTTTGGGTAGCGGTCCGAATGAATCGTGGATGTAAACCAAGTCGCCAACTTTCATGCTTGTCCCCTTGCTCGGATGGCTTCGGCACAGGCTTCAGCCAAGTTGTACGGCGTTCCATCATTTGTCTGCTCACACACCTTTGCACACGCCTCACGCTCATGCTGTGCTACTAGCTTGGCAAACTCATACAAAGGCATCATGTTGTTTGCGGGGTTATTCCATCCGCACTTCTTAGCCATCTCAATGATTTCATCTTGTGTCATAACTCTCCTCCTGATTCCGCCCATCGCACCGCCTTGTGTGCCAAAAACAAACCTTCTGCGCAAGTCAGTCTTGATGAGCGTACATAAATTTCTCCGTCTCTGTAACCTATGATAATTACGTCTGTTAAATCACCGTCTTCGGCGTCTACTAGTGCAGAAGCAAGGGCTTGTTCTGCGGTCATGTTCGTGCTTGGCGGTAATCGTAATAAGTTGCTCATGCTTTCTCCTTCATGTCCCACCATGCGTCAGCGGCTTTCTTGACCATCTCTTTGTTGTACCCGTTTTCCCACAGAAACTTCATGATGATTGCAAGGGCTTGTGTTCTGAGTGCATTGACTTGTTGTTGGATTGCATTGATTTCATCTTGTGTCATAGCACCTCCTCAAGAATTCGCCACGAATGCAGTGAGCTTCCGTTAAATGAAACCTCTACTGGTATGCCAACCATGTCAGCGCAGGTTGTGACCTTTGCTTTATCCATTAGCTCTGCTACACGACGGCACATTTCACCCCAAAGCTTGGTTTGGTCTTCCAATGTCCATGCGCAACGCTCATCCGGTGTGCGTGTCCATGTACCATCAAAGTCACCAACTCCCCAGCCTTGGCCGCCAAGAGTTACCGACATACCAAACATTGCGCCATCGTATCCACCAAGGCCAACATCAAACTTCTGAATCTTTCCTAACTCTTTTCTCATACGCGACTCCAAACTACAACAATCCCAACAATAACTACCAGTATCGCAATCACAACAACAGGCCAAAATGGCTCTTTACCATATGGTCCACTGATGGGATCGCTGTCACAGTTAAACGCTTCATGCATCGTGCGTGGAAAACGCTTTGTCGTATCGTTCATACCTACCTCCTGTGTTAAGAATATAACTCATGAATCAATCACAAGTCAACTGTTATGTTACCAACTAAACTCCCTCTTACCCGTTGACCCTCCCTCCCCCACTGGGAGGCTAAAGGACCAACGTCTCTTTATCAAGGAGCTATGCCCAGTTGTTAAGTGAGCTACCGGCCAGCCAAGCCGCCCTCCCCTGAGATCCCGATAAGGTCAGTTTTCACCGGCCTTAACGATCAACTCCCAGCGTACTAGGGTATGTGTCTTTACGACAGCCTTGTTTATCCCGTTCGATTACTCTACTAGGAGGTGCGGGTCACACCGAGGTTCTGTGTTTCTTGAGTTCAGCCCATACAGGCCATTAGCTAACGCGCTCTGACGGCTACGTTGCGGGTGAGACTGGGACTGCTCACATGAAGCAGTGTATTCAAAACTTACATTTCGCTCTTTAGGAGATATGCCGGCGCTAACCCGACAAACAATCCCAGTCTCAAAACAGAAAAGGCCACTTAAGGCTACATTCCGGTTGCGACCTTGCCTAATATCTCTCCCACGAAAGCATTAGGTAAGGCGGAATATAGCCATAAGTGGCCTCGACTTGTCACTCGCAACAGTAACAGTTCTAACTGTATCAAAGAATATCAACAAATGTCAACACCCTATAAAAAAAAGTTGTTGGTACTCGCTGCGTCTGTGCGTTATCAGAGGCTTTTGATCGCAACTGGCACAGCATCCGCTTTTCCAACACGGCTGGGGACTGCTTCCGTCAGGTAGTCCTCATCGGTACGGCTGACGTTCCGCCCGAATTTGGGTCAATCCCCATGCGTGTTGACATTAACAATGTTAATGTGGAAAAAATCCCCCAAGTGATTAGCTCGGGGGCTTAAAACAAAGGAGAGTGGCAACTGCAAAGAAGCCGGTGCCATTCTACAACTCAATCCCCATAGAATGCAATCAGAGCTGCATCAGCATACGCTTGGCCAGCTCCCTTTTGATCCAACTCGCGCCAGCTAGGCCACATCTGTATGGCCAATGTCCTTGAAGCATCCTTGTCCTGACCAACAAGACCAGCGCGCTTCTTCCATTGACTGGGTGTAACCATCGTCACAGGTATCTCAAACGCACCCAGCACACCTTGGATCACACCGGCCGAATGCCCGAACGAGAACATCGAGGCAACACCTTGCCCAGGCATACTGCTCACCAGCTCCACATACGCTTTGATCTCTTCACCATAGATTGATGGCCGAATGAATGCCGCCAACGCAGGAGCATTCACACGATTGGCCGAGCCAGTTTTCATTGTCGGCATCCTGCACCACTCAACTGGAGTGTTGTCCTCCATGATGACGATTGCACCTGACAGGCCGGGGTCTATTCCAATTTTGATCATATTTTTCTTTCAAAGGTATTGCAAGACATGAATTATTGTGGGTACAATGTGTTGCCGATTATAACTGATCAATTGAATTTATACAACGTGCTCTGGCAATGTATGGCGGGACGATGCGGGGCCCGGTCGGGTATGGCAAGGGCTGACAACAGCCGATTGAGCATTCTAAAGAGTGTTCCTTCGAGTGTTTCGGCTCGCAAGGGTTCGGCTGGGAATGCAAGGGCGCGGACTGGTTAGGAACGGTCGGGAAAGGCTCGACACGGCGAGGAGAGGTGGGGTCTGGCAAGGGCTAATGTAGCGGCCATAGGATTGGTAACAGTCTTATGTCCGATACAAAGTGTGTATCAAACAACAAAGGAAACAAAATGAAATCTATAAAAGTAAAACTCTCAGGCTCAGCTGCTTTACTCATGCACTCTGATCGGTTTGCAAACCCACTAGACCCACTGACAAAGTCACACAAAGAGCTGACCAGCAAGCGCAAGAAGACTGATGATGATCACATTGCAATCGCCAAGAGTGAATTCATCGGCGGCTGTTATTGGAACGAAGACACTGGCTTTTTTATTCCAGCACAGAACCTTGACTCATGCTTGATCGCTGCGGCCAAGCTTCAGAAGCTGGGCGTTAAGTTTAAGCAGGGCGTACAAGTTTTAGAAGATGAGTTACCTCTTGACGGCTTCAAGAGCATGACGCCCGAGAAGCTATGGGAAAACCCAAAGAATGTAGATGCCCGTGGCGTTAAGGTCGGCATGGCCAAGATCATGCGATACCGCCCCATCTTTCGCAACTGGTCACTCTCTGCCACTGTGGTTGTGAATGAAGATGTAGTCAACATTAACGAAGTTAAAAAAGCTTTGGTAGATGCTGGCTCATTGATTGGTTTGGGTGACTATCGCCCACGTTTTGGACGTTTTAATGTGGAGTTCGCATGAGTGATCCAAAACTATTCCCAGCTTGGAAGCAGGCAGTCCGAACTTTATTGGACAACGGCTTGACATATGGAAGTGTCCTCAAGCGCAGTTACATTTCAGAGTTGTGCGAGGTACCAAAGCCAAAAGACATTGATGACGTTCGCAGATACGATCTTGATGTCCTACGGTGCATTACCGAGATCAAAGACATTTTACTTACAGCCCACTGTATGCTGATGGTCAGCGATCACGCCGGCAACTACATCATCATCGAGCCCGAGTCACAAACCCAACACGCCGTTGATGTTGGGGTGAAAGCCATTAGCAGAGAGATGAAACGCATGGCCATGGGTGTGAGCTTTACCAAGATAGACCTACTCACAGATGAAGGCCGTAAGAAAAACGCTGATGCTCAAGCAAAGATCTCAAAGCTAGCTGGAATGCTGACCATTGAGAAGCGCGAGCTTCAACGCATAGCAGACAGGGGCCAGCCATGATCATCACAAACAAATACAACTTACCACAGACCTTCGTGAACATCATGAAGCGGCCGACCTACTCCAAGGGTAAGGCAAACATCTCAGCGACAGAGCTGCTGAACTCACCGCGCATCGTCCAGCTACGCAAGCTACACGAAGACAAGATCGAGACAGACGTTACAGAGATGGTCTGGTCTATCTTTGGCACGGCCATCCATGGCGTCTTGGAGCACGGCAAGGACGAGAACCACCTGATTGAAGAACGCCTTCACGCTAACATTGATGGCTGGTCTATCTCTGGTGCTATTGATCTTCAGATTGTTAATGAGGACGGCACAGTCACTATCAACGACTACAAGACTACGGGCGCTTGGTCTGTGATGAATGAGAAGATTGACTGGGAGTACCAGCTCAACATCTACGCTTGGCTTGTGGAGCACGTTAAGAAGACCAAGGTTTCCAAGCTAGAGATCGTGGCTATCATCCGCGACTGGTCACGCAGAGATGCAGGCATCAAGGCCGGCTATCCTGATGCACCGATCAAGGTGATCCCGATCCAGCTGTGGCCAATGGAGGAGCGCGAAGCCTTCATTCAGAAACGAATCAAAGAACACTCCAATGCTCTATTTGACTTGGAGACAGGAGATGAACTGCCGTATTGCACACCCAACGAGACTTGGGAGAAGCCAACGACATACGCAGTGAAAAAGATTGGTAACGTCAAAGCTAGGAATGTTTGCGCTACTGATGAGGAAGCTCAAGCCAAAGTGGCTGAGTATGGAAAGGATTACGAGATAGAAGTTAGACAGGGTGAGAGAACGCGATGCGCGAACTTCTGCTCTGTGAACGCCTACTGTAATCAATACAAAGAGTATTTATCAACAAAGGAAAACAATGTCAGTTCATAAGAAACTTATGGCGGCTCGGGTCAAGCTTCAGTCTATACAGATGAAGAAGTCTGGCCTAAACAAGTTCGCCGGCTACTCATATTTCGAATTGGGTGACTTTATCCCTCACGTTCAAACGATCTTTAACGAGATTGGCCTGTGCGGTGTGGTGTCGTTTAGCACCGAGTATGCCCAGCTGTGCATCACAGACGTAGAAGACGGCACAGTCGTTGTGATCACTAGCCCAATGGCCGAGGCTAACCTCAAGGGCGCTCACCCCATACAAAATTTGGGCGCAACTTTGTCGTATCAACGGAGGTACCTTTGGATGGCAGCCATGGAGCTTGTGGAAGGTGACGCAATTGATTCAGCGCCTCCTATAGAAGCTCCAAAGGCAGAACCCAAGCCAAGCCCTGTCCAGCCTCTAAAACCGCCTACAAAGCACGTTAAAGGCCGAGTAGACCCCATTCCACCCCAGCACGTTGAGCCAGCCGCTTGGACCATTCTAATTGATGCCCCAACAGACGAGCTGTGGACTGATATGTTGATAGAAGCCACCAAGCTCAAAGTCAGTATGGCCACCGATGCCGACCAGCTCAAAGAGATGTTCCAAGTGAACAAAGCTTTGTATGGAAAACTCAAAGAGCTCAACCCAGCTGTGTATGCAGATGTTATGGATACCTTTGCAAACGCTAAACGATCATTTTTTTAAGGAGTAACTAATGGACTATCCAAATCGCGGTACTTTGTGGACTAACAGCTACAAGAAAACAGACGCACAACCCGACATGAAGGGTGACATCAAGCTTGAGCTGGACTTGATCAAAGACCTTTTGGAAAACGCAGAGTCAGATCACATTGTGATTAAGCTCAGCGCATGGCTGGGCAAGGACAAAGACGGCAATCGCAAGGTTAGCCTGCAGCATGACGGCTATAAACCAGCAGCCCCTGCGGCCTCCAGCGCGAAGGACCCGTGGGATGACTAAGAAGCCAAAGACGGTCAAAGACTGGGAGAAGGTTTGTGGCCAACTTAACGATGTTATCCACTCCCAACACGCTGACGAAGCCAAGCTTCGCTCAGTTATAGACAACCTTGAAGAACAGGTCGGCAAGCTGGAAGAGCAGTTGACCATGTCTGTAGGCGTCATCAAATACTTGGAGTTACAAATTGCCAGATCCAATCCAGTTCGAAGCGATAAAAACAGGGCTTAAGCAATCCAAGGACGGCTATATGCTGTCTTTGGCTGTTCACCCTGACGAGCTCCACAACGACCTCATGCGCGACTTTGTAGGCTCGCGCTACGTTGTTGTGATGGTGCGTCTGGGTGACGATGAACAACCGATGAACCGAGAGAATGAGTTTCCAGGCGATCATGCGGTGAAGATGGCCGGCATTCTGTGCCGTGATCCAGAGTTTTGGGAGTGGCTACACCAGAAAGAGTGGCTGATGGAGAAGAATGAGAAGGCTTGTGCTGAGTGGGTAGCGTCCTACTTGGACATAGAGTCTCGCAAAGAGCTTAAAACCAACGAAGAAGCCCGTCACTTATTTAACCAATTACGAACTAGCTTCGAAGCTTGGAGGAAAGCATGAAGAAACTTATCCCTTACAGCGTCTACTTACCCGTTGAGTATCACGACAAAATCAAGGAGCTGGCCAAGCAACGTAAAGCATCTTCCATGGTGCGGGACGCTATTTGCATGATCGTTGATGGTGACGATACCTTCAAGTCTGGGTATAACAAGGCGCTGAAAGACTGCATCAAAGAGATCGACACTATCAAAGAGATCGAGCACATTGCCGTTCGCGGTAAGTACTTGGCCGATGTGCTGGCCGATCAAATTAAAGAACTGGAGATGTGATGGACGATATTACAGACAAAGAGATTGACCAGATCAATTCACTGGCAGACAAGCTGATGGCCGTTGTCATGAACGCAGAGATGGAGCATCCTGAGATTGCCATCACAGCTCTTGGCCATGTCGCAAGCATGATCGCTCTTGAGCTGAAGATGCCAGAGGGTGCGTTTCTTTTTTGCATGGGCCACTCTTATCAGACCGTTGTTCAGATGGACAAAGATACTGAGGTTCACTGATGGAGCACGATAACAATCTACGCGATCTGGCCGCCATGTTCGCCATGTTGGGGTTGGTTCAACGAATCGACCCTGAGATGCTTCTTGACAACCACAGTGTTGCGCGCGGTGCTTACGACTTGGCTGATGCCATGATGGAAGCTCGCGCCGATGAACCAGTAGAAGGTTTGGCTGCGATCAAAAAAGGGAAGCGCAATGTCAGAAAACATGAGGATCTACGGTAAACGCTATTGTGCTACTTGCGAGCACTCTAAACCCCTAGACCACGGCAAACTTGTAGATCCAAAGAGTAATCGCTGGGTGTGCTTCGACTGTAAACCAAATGTACCGAAACGAAAAACTACTAAAAGCCGCAAGACTTCTGCCGTGCCAGCACTGCGGAGCGAATGACGGTACTGTCGTGGCCGCACACAGCAACCAGCTCAGAGATGGCAAAGGCCGAGGACTCAAGGCTCACGATTACCGAATCGCGTCCTTATGTTTTAGGTGCCACAGTGACTTAGACCAAGGCTCTAAGATGGATAAAGCCCAGAGAGTTGAGATGTGGGAGGAAGCACATCGCAAAACTCTGGGTTTA